TGAAAAGATTAAATCCGCATTGGAACAATTAAACGAAACATATAACTTAGATGCCGAGAAAGAGAAAGAATAAAAGGTATTTCACAAAGATTACTGAGATTGCTATTAACGCATATAATGGATGTGATGACCAGAAACTAAAAAATAAAATCTATAACAGATTTATTCACTATCCATTTGATAAAATGGCAGAGAATGTAATTCATACATACAAAACCTATTATTTCGATGTACCATATGAGGATGTTAAGGCAAATGTAGTTGCGTTTCTCAATGAAAAGATTCATAAGTTTAATGGTGATAATGGTAGAGCATTTTCATATTTTACAGTAGTAGCAAGAAACTATTTGTTCAATGAAAACAATGCCAACTATGCACGAATGAAATCTAGAGATGATTTAACCAAAGTTGATTCATCTCGTAATATTGTTAATGAGGTGGTTAGTCAACAAATGCAAGAATCTAAATCAGATTTTATAGACCACTACACTCAATATATTGATTATCATTTGGATGATTTATTTGTAAAAGATAGAGATAAGGCAATAGCAGATTCTATAAATGAGTTATTTAAAAACAGAAACGATTTATATTCGTACAATAAGAAAGCACTTTATATACTTATTAGAGAGAGAACTGGAGTTCATACTCAGTATATCACAAAGGTAGTTGGTAAATTAAAACTTATTTATGCAGAACTTTATACTGAGTACAACAAAACAGGTCATATCACTGTGAAGTATAAATTAAAGGATAGTAATGGATAAGGATACTGAATTATTTAAAGGTAAAACATTTTCAGATATCATGTCGGATATCTACAATAATTCTAAAAAGAAAGATAGACAGTTAAAACTTCTAATCGCTCAATTAGAACCATTGGTTAAAAATATAAACGATGCGACTGTTGTAGTTCCATTGATTAAAGAGTATATGGAAGTATCTGTTAAGAACGATGAACAAATTGTAAAACTTGCAGCAATCGTTCAAAGAATGATGAAAGACGCTAACTCAGATGAAATGGGTGGTGGTTTAGGATTATCTGAAGAAGAGAAAAAACAACTTTTAGAAAATGCAAAGGCAATTGATGCTAAAATAGATTCTCTTCAAAACGAAGGAGATGAATAATGGCAGCATCGGGTACACTCATAACAAGTGGAACGGTTACATCAATAACACTTACTGACAACAACCCAAATGCCGTTCTTAGTATAGCAGTAAGAACACAAGGTGTGGGTAGTAGTTTAACCGCATATCCACTGGATGCAAACATTAAAAGAGTACCATTAATTGGTGAACAGGTTGTTGTAATTAAAGGAACATCTCCTGGTAAATCTCCTGGTAAACAGGCAACTCGTTCTTATTATCTAAATCCAACTGCAGTACAATTGAACGTTCATAATAACGCACTACTCAACGCAGATAGTGTGGGTTTCTCAGGTGGTGGGATTGGAGTTCCAACTGGATTTGAAGAAAGAGATGATGTTGGTTCATTACAACCATTCTTAGGCGATGTTCTAATAGAGGGTAGGTTCGGACATTCATTAAGATTTGGATACACCCCATTGTTATCAATAACATCTAAAAGACCAAGTTGGAATGCGCCAGGTAAGGTGTCCGAGCCAATCACTATATTATCTAATGGTAGAAAATCTGGTGGTAGTTTCAATAAATTTATTATAGAAGATATTAACGATGATTTATCATCGATATGGTTAACATCCAAACAACAACTAAAATTAAAACCATCTCAGAAAAAAATAGGCGATGGTGTTAAAAATCCAAACCTATGGAAAGACCCATCAATTGTATTAAATTCAGATAGGTTATTTTTAAATGCAAGAGATGAGCGAGTAATCATATCTGGTAAGAAAGATATTGTAAACGCAACTCCTAAATGGGCGATGGAGATGGATAAATTTTTCACCCTTATGGAAGATTTGGTAAGTGAGTTGGTAGATTTAACTTCGGCTAAAGCAACATATGCAACTGGTGTAGGCCCAACTGGCCCTGCTACAAATGCTGCTAAAGTTCAAAAGATTTTCGATGAACTAAAAAAGATGAAACAATAAAATGCCTGCAATCTGGCCAACATTCCAATCCAGCGTAGCTCCTTACTTAGATGATGTTAAGACGGAGAAAACTTTTAAGCAAACTGCTAAGAAGATTGCTGATGAGTATCACAAAGCTGTTGCTACTGCCAACATAATATTAATACCTGGAAACATACCAATGAAACGACCATCTTCAAAGGGTATTGAAGATGCTATAGCCGATGCGTTGGAGAAGATTTACAAATCGGAAAAAAAACCAATACCATCGCAGTTTACACCTTGGGCTAACGAATTGGTTAAGTATTGGAATAAGGTTGAGTTCAGCCCAGTACCACCTCCTGTAACACCACCACTCATACCAAATCCAACATTGGCGGCTACTCCAAACAAAATTAACAAAGTTTTAAATGGGGGTGTAGCCGCAACAATTCAATCAGGATTATTTGCAGCTTGGAACAATCCACCTGTAAGTACACCTATGGGTAATATTATATGTGGAAAGATGATTACAACATTCACAGCACACTTAGCTAGTATTAGTGGAAAGTATGATGGGGCATTACCCCCACCATCACCACCAACACCCACACCATTTCCTTGGGTTGGCGTAGTATAAAACAAAACAATTTGATATTTATATAAAAGTATATTATTATGAAGGCAAAAGAATTAGCACAATTATTAGAAGTAATCGTTAGAAAAGTGGTAAGGGAAGAACTTAAACCAATCTTAAAAGAGGTTAAACAAAGTTCTAAACCAATTATCAGAGAACGAGCAGTGGATAATAGTAGGGTAACTAAAGACCCATTAGATATTTCAGGTCTATTAGAAACTAAAAAACCAAAAGTACAAAAGTTCTCAGAAAACCCATTACTAAATGATATGTTGAATGAAACCGCACAGAGTGGTGAATGGAGAAGTATGGATTCTACATTTACATCACAACAGGCACAAGGATTCAATAGAACACAAATGGCTGAGATGTTAGGATATGGTGATGGTGTTGCAACCACAACAAATATGACACCAACTTTAGACCCAGATGGTAAACCTATGAATGTTAATATCGAAGGTACTGCAGTTGGTGATGCTTTAACAAGAGATTATTCTTCATTGATGAAAACTATCAATGCTAAGAAGGGGAAATAATAAATGGCTAAACAACGTAAAGAATATTCGTACAACCCATTAGATTTGCAGAAAGATGTTGCAATTGGTGTAATGTTACCGTTTGGTAAACCAAAAGGTTTATTTCAATTAAGTTACACAACCGAACAACAATCTATTTCAAATCTAAAAAATTTACTATTGACTAGAAAAGGTGAACGACCACTTCAACCTGAGTTTGGGGCTGATGTGTATTCTTTATTGTTTGAACAAATTGAACCAAATTTAGCTTCAAACTTAGATGAATCTTTACGTGCTGATATAGAATATTGGTTACCCTACATAATTATTGATGATATAAATATTGAAGTTATAGAAGATAGAAATTATGTTAGGATAGAACTATCTTTTAGAGTAACCCAAAATGGTGCAAACGAACAAATAGTTCTGTTCATAGATTCGGCTGGTACGGCTGTAATAGAATAGGTATAATATGGCAAAGAAAGTTAACAACGATTTAGTACAAAAAGATGTATCTCTAATTGGTAGGGATTTTGGTGAATTTAGAAAAAATCTAATTGATTTTACTAAAACGTATTTCCCAAATACCTATAATGATTTCAACGAATCATCTCCTGGTATGATGTTTATGGAAATGGCGTCATACGTTGGTGATGTACTTTCATTTTATACCGATACCCAATTAAGAGAATCACTTTTGACATCTGCAGAAGAAAACCGAAACTTATTTAATCTTGCAGCAGCATATGGGTATAAACCTAAAAACTATGTACCTTCCACAGTTAATATGGATATATTCCAATTAATACCATCTAAGGGAGTGGGTGATGATGTCCGACCCGATTTTGATTATGCCGTTAAAATATCAGATGGCATGCAAATAGGTTCAGCAGAAAATAATAGTGTTAACTTTATTGTACAAGGTGAAGTTGATTTCTCAGTTTCATCATCATTTAATCCAACAGAAGTATCCGTATATCAAGTTGATGAAAACACAAATGAGCCTATATACTATTTACTAAAGAAAAAAGCAAAAGCATCAAGTGGTACTGTTGAAACCAAAACATTTACATTTGGTTCTCCAAAGATTTATGATAAAATTAAAATAGAAGAACCCAACTTTATAAGAATCAAATCAATAGTAGATGATGATGGTGATATGTGGACACACGTGCCATATTTAGCACAGGACACTGTATTTGAACAGATAGAAAATAATGAAGATAACTCAACTGCGTTTGTAGAGTATAGTGGTGAAACCCCATACCTCTTAGAACTGAAGAGAGTTCCTAAAAGATACATCACAAGAGTTGAAGATAGTGGTGTTATGGTCATTCAATTTGGTGCCGGTATTTCCAACAATGCAGATGAAGAACTCGTACCAAATCCAGATAATGTGGGTTCTAATCTATATAACATAGTTGGTGATTTAGACCAGGGTATTGACCCATCAAATTTCTTATACACCAAAACATATGGTGTTGCGCCATCAAATACAACACTAACGGTTGAGTACTTAGTTGGTAATGGTATATTAGATAATGTTACTGCTAAAGATTTAACAAGCATAGTATCCATAAATACATCATTTTCAAACGAAAGAAATTTAGATAGTACTGTAACTGGGTTCATTAGAAATTCGGTTGCAGTTACAAATCCAGAACCTGCTAGAGGTGGTCGTAGTGAAGAAACTATGGAAGAAATTCGTAACAACGCAATGGCTTTCTTTGCTGCACAAAACAGAACGGTAACTAGAGAAGATTACGTTATGAGATGTTATGCGTTACCACCACAATTTGGTTCTGTTGCAAAGGCTTACCTAGCACAAGATTATCAGATTGAAAATAAAAAATCCGATGGTACTACTATATCATCTGAGATACCAAACCCTTTGGCATTAAATTTATACACAATGGGTTATGATGATACTAAAAAGTTAGTACCTCTAAACCCTGCAACAAAAAACAATCTAAGAAATTATATAGCATATTATAGAATATTAACGGATGCAGTTAATATAAAAGATGCACATATTATAAACATCGGTGTTGATTTTGAAGTAACTGTATTACCAGATTACAACTCAAATGAAGTTCTTTTAAGATGTATCGATGCACTTAAAGAATATTTTAGAATTGATAATTGGAGAATTAATGAACCAATCCAACTATCTAAAATTTATATACTATTAGATAGAGTAGATGGAGTACAAAGTGTAGTTAGACCCGATAAAGATGGTATGGGTGGTTTACAGATATTCAATAGATTTAATGGTAATTATTCACCAAACAAATATAGTATTAAAAACGCTACAAAAAATGGTGTAATTTATCCTGCAAAAGACCCATCAATATTTGAAGTTAAATTCCCAAATACCGACATTAGAGGTAAGGTGGTAACTCAATCGTTCTAAGGAGATAAGAGATGATATATAGAATATACGGACAAAAGGATACTACCATTTACGAGCAAAACGCACGTAAGAATCAGAACGCAGGTAATGATGAGATATTAGAGATAACTAAATTCTTTGATGATGAGACTAATAATTTGTGGATTGGTAATAGTAGAATACTTACTCAATTTAATTTAACACCAATATCTGATTTGATTTCAAATGGTGATATATCTGGTACAAAAAAATTCTATCTTAATTTAACATCTATTGATGAGAACGAAGTTCAATCAGAATATACATTAGACGTAAGACAGGTTTCTGAGAGTTGGTCAAATGGTATTGGTAGTTTCAATACAACACCCATAAATACCAATGGTTCTTCATGGACACACAGACATGATAATCTATTATGGAATGTTTCTGATGCCGATATATTTAATGATATAAATCAATTCCGTATTCCAACTGAAGGTATTGTGTTATATGAGGGATTCACAACAGATACTGGTTCTGCGTTTCTAACCCAATCTATAAATGATATTAATGGTAATAGACCAACTGCGTTTGTAGAAAATAATAGATTGGTTATATC